AGTAATTTAGTTCGCCCTTTGACTTACATAGTCTAATTATTTGTCTATCAAACAAGTCTAGTCCGTGTTCTTCTACTAACAACTTTACTTCTTCACTTGATCCACAATAAGTTTTCCAATCAGTCTCTACTATCTTGATGCGTTTTCTTTTCGCACCCTTCAGTGGGGGCAATTTTCTTTTTGACATTAAACCTTTTTTGCCAATATATAGCTTACTATTTTTTTTGTTAGTTACTATATAAACGAACCCAAGGTTATCTTCTATCATCTCGCTTGTAAATGGTTTTCCGTTGTAGTGCCAAGTCACCAATGTCTCCAAGCGTTTGCAATAATTGCAAAACAAGTTACCGTATGTAATACAACCCAAACAGTCCTGATTATCGCAACCTTGTCTGCCTTTTTATCTTCATCAAATGCTTTAGACCCGATTGCCTTACACCAATATTTCCACATGTTCATGGTGTAACCGTAATATCTTTTACTCTATATGGTTGATTAAGAATCCAATCAATTACTGATACACAATATGATACCGTCATTTTTGGAGCGTCGATATGAGCAACCCTATCAGTATCAAAACGACCAAACCTTACAATCGTCGTATCTATTCCTAGATAATATAATTGATCGTTAGCAAAGTCTAGTGCTGCTTTCTCAGTTGGATAAGTTCTAATCCTATTTCCACGTTGATCAGGTGAGTTTGACCCTATATTAATTATACGTTTGTTGAGTTCAGCAGCCTTATACAATAACTCAACCTGTTGAAACCCATCATGTTTGCAATTAATAAATACATCACAATCTTCTAAAGTATCTACTGTTTCATAGAATATACTAAGTGCTTGACCAAGGCCTCTCCTTGTTCCATTAATATAAAAATTACTCATCTTTTTTTGCTTTCGATGTCATTCTCAATACAGTTATCTCCGTATTGAATTTCTATTAATTTGAGTGGTTTGTCAGTTTCGTTTGCTAACATATGCCATTCAGTTTTAGGTATTTGTAAACTTTGGTGTTGGGTATATTTTCCACGAAGTTCTGGATCACTACTAACATTTATGGTATAAACTGTTGCTTCGCCTTCACCAACAAACCAAAACTCTGCTCGATCTTTGTGTCGCTGCATACTTAGCTGTTGGCCGGGCTCAACAGCTAATTCTTTTAGTTTTGTATGACTACCATACTCATACAAAACACGGTAATACCCCCATTTTCTTTGAGTTTTAGGGGCTTTCCAATCTTCTAAAATCCAGCTGCTACTATTTGCTTTATTATCGCCACCAACACCAAATACAAATTTAAGGTTGGATTGTTCTAGGCGTTGCTCTGGAATATTATCATCTGTTCTGTCACCACCATTAGCAAATATACATCTATTATGAGTATACATAATTTTCGCAATAGCATCACATGCTGTGTCATCACTATCGTCAAATTCAATAATTTCATCAACGCATCGCAAACTTTTAATAATTACACATCGTTCTTGGAATGGCATAAAATGTCTGCATTTCTTGCGTTTTAGCCATGCATCGCTGTTAATGCCTACCACTAACCAATCACCCAACTTACTAGCTGATTCTAAATAACTAATATGTCCGCTATGTAACGGATCAAATCCACCTGTTACTAGTACTGCTTCCATCAAATCTACTCACTTCTCTTATCATGTCCTGTTCTGGACTTCGCAGCTTTAACATTTTAAAGTTATGTTCTACAATATCATCACAAGATTCTATCATATCAACAAAATCTTCTCTACTACTTAGTGACTTCACCAAGTCTACTATGGCAGTCATTCTTTTATTACAATCCACAATCTCATCATAACTCTCATCCCATATGGTATGAAATGTTTTATACCCTATATCTCTTAGTCTTTTCAATGCATAGGGTTGGTGTAACATTATGAAAGGCATCTTTAGTGCAATAGGTTTCCAAGTCTTCTCACTGGTATCTCTAGTCATTCCATCAAAAGAATTATATGGTATGGAATAATTAAAAACACTTTCAGTAACAACGTATATGTAATTATCTTGACGATGTTTAGGATTAATTTCTATAATCAAATTCTTTCCGGAATATCCGATGTTACCACACATTTGAACATTATCATGAATGTGTGGTGTAGTTTTTGCAAACACCGACATACCTTCAGTCCATGGCCAAATATCCCATATATCAAAATCATCTTCACTTGTAACCTTACCATGACTAAAATTAAATTCCTCTAACAGATTATTTTTATACATCTGATAGATAAAATAAAATCTGTCCTGTTTATTATAAAAATTAAGACAAATAAATTTTTTGGCAAAATTATGTCTTGGTACATCTATTGGTTTTGCATTTCCTGATATAACACTTTCATGCCATAACCAATGCACCATTCGAAAAGGCATATCGTTATAGATATAACTCCAACTTTGAGAGAGAACAATAACTTTTGATGGATCAATAACTTCCTCTTTTAAAGAATCTATAAAAATTTCAACATGTTTTTTTCGCCATATATGTCCTTCCATTGCATCATTTATAACAAGATTACATCTTCCAAAGTTAATACAATTAACTAATTCCGTACTAAATTTTTTAATATGTTCAGATACATTCCAAGGCTCTTTGGGATATAAAGTATAAACAAAATTCTCCCCAGAATCTATTGCTTGATCTAAAGTCATTAGATTAACATCTATAGAATTTTTCTTAAACCAGTAATGAAGATTAAACCAGTATTTGGCGACAGCGGCAATCGGTACACTTTTTCTTATAAAGTTAACCATCTCTAACTAAATCCAGTGTCACACAGTGAAATCCACCAGCGAGTAGTCTATCATGTCTAAGTTCTAGGGGAATGACATCTATATAATATTCTTTTAGTTTATCTATCATCTCTGTCTGTTTTTTGTCTACTACTGCAAGATTTTTATCAATACTCAACATGTTCATTCCTATCCACTCACTTGCACCCCAAGGTAGATTAGTTTGTCTAGGATTACTTCTACACTCCTGTATCCATATCTTATCCCAAGACTTAAACAGTTCTGGTTCGTTATCCTCATTCACTCTACTTGCATTATACATAACTAAACCTTCACGCAATGGTATTATCGTGCTGTCTAGATGTGCATATGAATAAAGGTTCTCGCATAGATGCACCTTATACTTGTCACCCAGAACATCCTGTAACCACCTTGCGCCCTTTTCATTACCAGTATTACTAACTTGAAATAGAATATCATCGTTTACACGAATACAGTTTGCAGCCTCAAATAGAATCTCCTCATTATTAAGAGATGGAACTCCCTTTACATCTTCCTTAAAGTCCTCATCGAAAAGTATAGGTGTGGGTGCTTTGATCCACTTATAACCTCTCTCATGTAAACTATTGAAGATATTTCGATACCCCCATGTCTCATACTGTCTATTAAGGATAGGTGATGGAGTTTCTATGATCGTATCTCCTACAATCAAAGTACAGTCCCTTGGAGAATAATGATGCCAGTTATCAGGATGATTATAAGTAGTATCAGGTCTATGGACTATGATACCATGAGAAGATAAAGTTTGGGCAAGTAAATCCAAATCTTCTTCTGCCTCTTCGATCACCCAATCTGGATATGGCCCAACCCGTATATCTTTTTCATCATACTCTGGAAACTGACAACTCTTGAAACTTCTATTTAACTCTGGAATTCTATAACCTTTTGCAGTCCCAACTATAATTTCTTTGAGTTGGCCCCAATCATTACTGCTTTTTATATTCATCGTAGATAATCTCATTGCCTACCGTCCCATATTCTAGAAAAACATAATCTATTTGTTTCATTACCTCTACTATATTCTGGATACTTATTATTATGATCTATTCCAAAATACACACATGATGACTTTACCAAATCAAAGTTTTTACAATAAACCTCTTGATCTTCACTATACTTGTTATAGATAAAATCGGCTTCAAACTCATGCATCATCTCTTTACCCACATAAGCACTAAGGAGATTGATATAATTATATCCAGACTCATTTACAACATAAAGCTGATCTTCAAACTTCTTTCTCTGCAATCGAATCCCTATCCTCATATTCTCTACAGGAAATACTTTTGATAAAGAAGACACAATATACTCAATACAAGAATGTTCTAGATTTATCTCTAGGTCTACTGCAAGATTGATATATGCAAGGTCAAGCATGACATGAACATTATTCTTATCGCACTCATCTAACAACTCATCTAGAGCATATGGCACATCACCAGTATCAGAAAATGGTACACTAAGAAGAACTACATCTCCATCTCGTATATCATCTTCATCTAACCATGCAAAACTATCCTCATACCACAAACCACGCATCATCTGGTGATAGAAGTACTCACCCTTTGCAAGTCGTAGTCTCTTATGATTTCTATATCGGATGTAGAATTGTGCAAAGGATTCAGTTGTCCCTTGAGTGAAACACCCCTCAGTATATTTTTCTATACCTATGAGGTTGTGGGTAGATGGCATCCACCACTTATAAGTTTCTATGAAGCTCTCACGAATTGCATCATGGTTATGATCTTCTTGAGTAAATTCATATATAAGATTATTCATCTCTGCAACAGTCTTATCATCATGAACACTATATGCACCACCAAATGGTTTATCTTTATTGTCTGGTAGATTTGTGTATCGCACCGTCATTATAAAATCCTCAGTTTTTTATAAAATCCTGATATTTGCACTGTATATTTATTTTCAAGCCCAGCATTCGCAGATAGATGAGTTACCTCTTCACTAATAACAAACCCTTCATTTGCTTTCCAATTGGTGCATGGGTCTTTATCAAACTCTAGATAATGACCAGACTTCCAATCTTCCAAAAAGATGTTAGCACGAACAATTTGCTTTCCCTCAGTATCATAATTGCTTTTGATCATATGAAACATATCTCTATGTATAGGTATAATGTTACCGGGTTCCTGCATGATTACTGACACTGACTTAACGTCAATACCTGTTCTTTGGCTCAGTAAATTATAATCGACTTCATCATCATCGAAAAACTTTTGATGAATAGCAGTGTTATCAAGCACTAAACATTCTGGCATTTTATTTTCTGGGTGTAAATCAGATTGCTCTGTTTTCTGGTGTTGAATACAAGAACACCTATAGTCTTCCCATTTAACATCAAAGAAAACACTGGTATCAAAGTCCAAAATTATGGGGTCTAAAATTCTAGACATTTCTTTATATACTCCAACCCGTCCACATTATTTAACATATAGTTTTCATCGCAAAATAATACATGTATATCCTTATCTACACACATCTTAAATAATTCCATTCGTCTTTTGATATTAGAACTAATACCATGCATACTTAGTAAGGCAATACCTTCTACTTCAGTATTATTTATAAAGAATTCTAAATGAGGATTCCAGTTAGTTAATGTATATTCGTTATGCCACCCTACTGGTTTTATGCCCAAACGGTCAACATAATTTTCTATAAAACTTCTAGCAATGTAGAATGGCATTGTACCCATATACTTATCATTGGCAGGGTCATTAAAAATAATCCAACGTCTTGATGTGTCAACCTTCGGGACTTCTACTGTGGTGCCGGGGAAACGAAAATAACTTCCCGGTTTACGATAACCATAATCGGTTCCTACATTCATTGCTCTTATGTCTAGACCTATGCGTGTGACCCCCGTGGTGTTGTTTATATTACCATGCCAATGTCCTTGATTAAACAACCAAGCCTGACCCATATCTATATCTACTGGATAAGAAACCTCTGAACATCGTATCTGCATTTCTTCCATTGAAAGTTGATTATCCACAAACTCATCAGTGATTTTTTTTGAATCTTCCCATGATACCACTTGCATAGAATTAGAACCAAAGGCAGGATTTACAGGTGTCCAGATAGTGTTTATACCGTTATTGTATGCAGTTAAATGCCCAGTATGAAACGTAAGTAAACTACCCTGCCTCTGTTGGTCTGGTAATACAAAATTGAGTGTAGGGGTTGCCTGTATTAAATATTCCCCGTCACCAATTATAGCATGAAAATATTCATCAACCCATCCAGAGAATTCTTTGGTTCTAACAAATTGTTCGACATTTTTTCTCAGAGGAACGATCTCATCTCTATCAAAATATTCATGAAGTTTACCAATATCTTTACACTGTGGGTTTATCTCTTGTATAACAGATAAGATTCTGTCATACCAAGGAAATTTATCAAGGTCATAATCTACTACGTTATGATCCCACATGGGTTCTAAAAATTTGTCATCATATCTTTGTTTCATCATCACTCATCCCCATCCCACTCAATCTCATCAACAAATTCTGGATCATAAGCTGATTCACCACAAAATGGACAATGAGTTATTTGATAATGGTGTTCATCCATCGCATGTTTTATACGAAACTCTGCTTCACATTCTTCACATACTATAAGTTTCAATCTACTGCCTCATATGCGTCATCCCAGTTACCTGATAATCCTGCCACCTCATACTCTGTAACACGGTTCTCAAAAAAGTTAGTATGGTCTGCACCATTCAGTACCCACTCTAACCAAGGTAAAGGATTTTCCTTCACCTTGAAATTGGTTTTCAAACCCAACTGCAACAAACGTCTGTCTGTTATATACCTTATATATGATTTTACTTCAGACGCATCTAGACCTTCAATCTCACCCATCTTATAAGCAAGGTCAACGAACTTGTCTTCCAACTTGACTGCAAGTCGAGCCATTGTATAAATGTCTCCCTTGAAATCATCGTCAACCACCTTGGGGTGTTCAACACAGAACTGACGAAACACCTTTGCGTTTCCTTCGACATGCATAGACTCATCACGGATTGACCACTCGACAACCTTGCCCATACCCTTCATCTTACCGAACCGTTGGAAGTTGAGAAGCATAACAAATGATGCAAACAGTGCAACACCCTCGTTGAACACAGACTTTGCAAGTGCAAGTCCTAGCCCCTTCATGGTAGCATTGTCGGACTCCTGCATGAACTCAATCTTATTGACCATCTCCTTGTATTCAAGAAATGCATGGTACTCACTGTCTGGTAATCCAAGTGTCTCATTCAACAGGGCATAGGCACGTTGATGAATGCCTTCTCTTGCAGCAAAAGAACCAAGCATGTTACGCACTTCATTGTTCTTGAACTTGGGAATGAACTGGTCATAGTAGTTCTGACCCACTGCAACATCTGACTGTGTGAACAGACGTAGAATATTGGTGACGTAATCTTTCTCAACCTGAGTGACCTTACCGGACTTCCAATCTGATACATCTTCTGACAAATCAAGTTCGTCCTCAATCCAGTGTGCCTTCTCATGTCGTGTGGTAATCTCTACTGCCCACGGGTAGTGAAAAGGTTTATAGGTTTCACTGAACTGCAATAGGCCACCACCACTACGTTTCTTTAATAGATCATCGCCTACCTTCATTAGTTCATCATACCCACCGATACGTTTGTCATCAATGAAGATTTGAGGAACAGAATTAACTCTACGAGTATTCATCTCGCCTACCACTTCGGTAGCACCATTGATTGTCTGATAGAACGCAAGACGTTCCTCTTCATTATCAATCAACTCTTCTTCATACTCAAACGCATGTTCCTTCAACCAATTCTTTGCCATCGAACAAAATGGACAATCTGTTTTTGTTACTACTCTTATCCCTGACACGCAACACACTCCTCTTGACTCATAGCCTGAGTCTCATAATCTTTCAGTGCTTCCCGCACCACTTTAGTTGACACATTCTCTGCTTTGTTTGAAGTTTCTGTGCGTAGGTAATACAACCCCTTGCAACCCTCTTTCCAAGCATTGTAGTGTACTTTATGTAGGTCTGCCTTCGATGCGCCTGCTGGAAAGAATATATTTAGAGACTGACCCTGACACAGATACTTTTGACGATCTGCGGCTTGATTTACGATTGCGTTCTGGTCAATCTCAATCGCAGTTTTGAACACACCCTTCACCTCATCAGATAGGAATTTTAGATGTTGCACAGAACCACCATTAGTGATAATTGAACTCCATGTGGTTGCGTCATTTTTATCTGCCTTTACCAACTCCTCTTCAAGATATCTATCCTTGACCAGATGTGAACCAGCACGGGTTCTGTGTGTGTATGCATTTGCCTTACTAGGTTCAATAGAAGGAGATGTACCACAGATAATCGAACTGTTTGCATTAGGTGCAATAGCCAATAGATGTGAGTTACGCCTTCTTGTACCTTTCATATCGGGACATTCACCACGTTCCTTTGACAACTGTTCTGTTTCTGCAACTGCATCTGATTTAATCCTATCAAACATAATAAGGTTTGCAGAACTTGCAAGTTCTGAATCAAAAGGAATACGATTCTTGTGTAGATAGGAGTGCCAACCCATTGCACCCAAACCAAGAGATCGTTCTTGTTTGGCAGAATACCTTGCTCTACTAATCTCATCACCAGCATTGTCAATGAAGAACTGAAGTACGTTGTCTAGGAATCGAATAAGGTCACGAATCATTGGTGTGTCCTTCCACTCGTCATACTTCTCCAGATTGACAGATGATAGGCAACACACAGCAGTGCGGTCATCATTGGTAGGTAGATGAATCTCATTACATAGGTTAGACCCGTTGATCTTCAATCCCTTGTCCTTCATGGTCTGTGGTAATGCACGATTAGCAGTATCAATGAAGTTTAGATAAGGTTCGCCTGTGCGATAACGAATCTCTAGGATTGTCTCCCATAACTTCCTTGCCTTCATACTGTCACGGGCATCTTGTTCGTTGGGGTCAACCAAGTCCCACATCTCATCTCGTTCAACAGCTCGCATGAATGCATCAGTGATATTCACCGCATGATGCAGATTGAGGTTCTTACGATTCACGTCTCCTGTGGGTATACGCATGTTTAGGAACTCAATTATATCAGGGTGGGAGATGTCCATGTATGCAGCATATGACCCCTTACGGGTCTTCCCCTGTCGATATGCGGTCATATCAGCGTCCACTGTATGAATGAATGGCATAGGACCGGGAGCTTTATCTGACACTGCACGAACATCACTCCAATGTCCCCCGACTCCACCACCCTTGACTGATAACCACCGCAACTCAGCAGAATGGTCAATCAAACCCTCAAGGGTATCAGGAACATATGTGAGGAAACAGGAGATAGGAAGAGCTCGTGTCTTCTCACCCGGCATCGGAGCATTGGATAGAACTGGTGAAGCAAACATGAACCATCCATCACTTACATAATCGTAAATGCGTTGGGCAAGGTCCATGTCACCATATGAATACGCAACCGCTGCTCTTGCATATGCCTGTTGTGGTGATACCTCATCCTTTGTCTGGTAGTAATCTGTAAGTAACTTCTTAGCTTGTTCTGATAGAGATTGATCTTTTGTTCTGTCTATTTTGATTCCAACGTAGTCTTCTGTGGTTTCGAGGTATACAACTTCAGCGGTTGCGACTTCCATTTCTTGCTCCTATATCCTTCTCCAATCTGCGAACCTCAGCTTTGCTGCGACACCGGAGAAGGTGTTATTTGTTATGATGTCTTGTATTTCTTTCTTAGAATATCCCGCAATTATCATATCGTTGATATCCTTATATTCTATATTATCAGGCCACAGGCATACGCTTTTCCCCTGATCAATCGTCTTCTCTATCTGTTTGTTGATCTCCTTATTTCTAGGTTCATTGTCATAGATGACTGTGAGGTCACCTCCCATATTACTAAAGTCTGCTCCGGCGACTGCAATGCAGTTATCCAGAAACAGACTGTCTAACGGTCCTTCGACAACAAGAATAGGTTTATCCTTATTCACTTTGTCCAGACCAAAAATCTTGTCACGATCAGCATCAATCTTGATGGTAATATACTTAGGTTGTTCATCACCAAAGGCTCTACCCTGATACGCAAACACCTCACCATCTTCACCACGGAACGGAATAATCAACCTTGGATGATCACCACCCAAGGAAGGAAACTTTCCTTTGATTATTGAATTCGTGAATTTATAAAATGACTCGCATAGATACAAATCGCAGAGAGATTCTTCTGGGAGTTTTCTTTTCTCCACAATCTGTTTCGCCGGGTGGTCATCAGGTAGGTTCTTAATAGATTTAAGACCCTCAAGGATACCCTTTTTGCGAAACACTGGTGCATTGAATTTGAACTCCGGCTGAGGACTACTACGAGTCTCAACCCCCCTTTTATATCGTTCCATTATATAGTCTTTGTAGGTTTTTGAGTCGATTGTCTTGACCAGATTACCTAAAGACGCACCAACGCCACAATTATGACACTTGAAGAATAGGTCATTCTTCTTACGGAAGACAAATCCCCGTGCTTTAGTGCGTGATTTCTGGGAATCCCCACAATAGGGACAACGGAAGTTCCATAGATTATCGCCCTTCTTCTTGAACTGCTGAAGATATGGGCTGATAATGTTTAGGTATTTTGTATCAATATAAGACATTCATAGACAATAACAGGTCTATGGTAAAATGTCAAGTAAGATTCACCATTTTATGTAAAATAAATCCTGCGACGATTGATGACCCA